TTGTCACTATCAAGGGGACATTTAACCTCTTCGGGCGGACAGTCGGCATCTGCTGCTATCTCTGATCCGTCCCAACATGTTTTAGAGGGTGGGCAAGCCTCAGTTTCTGCTATCTCTGATCCGTCCCAACATGTTTTAGTAGTCTTCTTGGTAGTTGTAGTAGCTGTGCTTGTTTTCTCCCCACAGTCCGCAAGACTGTCTACTTCGTCCCCAGCGTTTTCATACCCTGTCGGGCATATTATTTTTGCAGCTTGTGTGGAGCCAGATTGGGGTATGCAGCTAAAGGTAGCGCGGTCATAAGTTTCGTTGCTCTTACAAGTCAGGGCAATCGTGTCGTGTAGAATCTCAACCGCACTGTACCCGCCTTCACCACCCATTTCTGTACCGAGAACATCGCCCACAGTACCACCATTGAGTATTATGTCCCCTTGTCTACTGCCTGTTGTAGCTGTTGCTGTGCTCCCATTGGGGCTACCAGAGGTGCCTTGGGGAGAAACCCCTCCTTGTGTTGGGGTGCGTTTCGTAGTTTTTGGTTCAAACTTAATACTTGCACCACCGGGGCCAAAAACAGCGTCGCCTCTTATGTCCCCCATTCCTATGTACCCAAGTACGCCGTCAATCGTCTCAGCAACTTTGTCCATAGCCCCTTCAAACAACGGTCCCATTCCGGGAATATCTGTTATGCCGGGTATGCGTGTGTTTAAAACTGAACCCGCAGCCTGTCCGGGGGTAAGCCCAAGTAGCATATTTTGAGCCGTCTGGGTTTCCAAATCATCTAAAAGCTGGTTTTTGGTATCACCAAAAAACTCTAAGTCGGAATCTGGAAGGGCGCTAACAGCCTCATAAGCATCATAAAGATAGGCTTCTGGCGCGAAGCCTTCTGTATCGCCGTCACCGGTGAAAGCTCTTTGAGCTAAGTCTATAGCCATATTTGCTTTTTCAGCAGCGTTGGATAGCTCGCGCTCTTCGGGCGTCATTGGGGTGGCTTCCATACTATTATCGAAGAAGCCTAGAGAGTCTAAAACAGAGTAAAAAGTATAAGCTGGACCAAGACCTTGCAGTAAATTCCCTAACCCAAAGTTAGCGGCACCTGTTTTTGCTGCTTCTTTTGCTGCGAGTTGAGCAGGATGTATACCTAGATTGGAAGTTAAGCCCGCCGCATTAACAGCTCCACCATAGGTTGGGTCTCTGCCCAATATCTCTGCTATGTAATCACTCATACTAAACCTACGGTGTCGGTAGCGTTTCAGGCAGTGCTGAAACAAAAACTACGGTTAATAAGGTGGACGGCACGGCAGGGCGGGGGCTAGCAGCCGCCTGATAATCAATTGTTATGCCTGTATCGTCTGTTGCCCACATAAGTTCTATATACTGCCCTGCTGTTAGGTCTATGGTAAAGCTATACTCAAAGTCATCTACCCCACCAGACCCGGCTACGACGTGCATTCTAGCAGTATTTGCTATGTCTACACCGCTTCTGCGCACCCAGAAGGACAACTCTTTGGAGTTAGCGTTACTGCTAGTCAACTCTACCGAAAGTTCAAAGTTGTAAACCCCCGAATAAAGGGGGGTTATTCTCGTCTTCGGTGTTCCTGTTACGCTTATGGCTTCGCCTAAATACGTGTTCTCGAACTGCAAAGCGTACGCTGTATCTACAAGAGCGGCATTCTGGTCTGTAGTAGAAAAGAACTTAGCGTTCGGAGACTCTACAAATCGTCCACCCTGCTCCCCAAATACGTTGTTAACAGCGTTTGCTAGTAAGTTAAAGAACAGGCGCAGGATGTTGTTCAGGTCGTCCAGATACTGCTTAAGTGGTCCGGCCTTGGGTATAGGCAGTGCAGGCGCTTGAACCTTCTGTACGAGCCTTTCTTGCGCCACTAGCCTCTCCTACCGTCAGGCCGCATATCCAACCGTGGTATACCTAACTTCCAAGCCACACCCAACTCAGTGGACTCTATTTTAAACGCCATCTGCCTACCACGTACTCGCACAAAAACCTGCCCTGTAAACTGCTCAATGGGCACTGTAGCCGAACGAGTTACCGTAGCGCTGCTGTTACCACCTTCTGATAGCGGGTTGTTGTACCCAGAACCAGAGTTCTCCATAGGAGATAGAGTCATAGTAGCCGCAGGGGCATCAGCCGTAGAACCCTCAAACGTTACGTCCGGTAACATTCTCTTAACAAACATGAACTTATCGCCGTCGTCCAAGTCAAACTCAGAGGACAAGAGAGTTGCTGTAATGGCACTTGCTGTTGCCCCTTCTTGGCTGTCGTAGCCCACTTCGTGGTTAACCAAGTTGTTGCTGTACGTAGCGGCCATAGGGTTTTCCCGTAGGTCAGCATCGATCCAAGCACTGCGTGCAAGCGTACCGTAGTACCAAACGTCTTGCAGGTAGTTGTACACCACGTAACGGTCATTCTGCGTTACCCCCGCAGAACAGTAGAACCACCAAATTTCATCGAACCGCTCGTTAGTACCTGCAACAACTTGGTCGTACTGAGAGAAGTTAAAGTCGTTAAATACAAAGCTTCTAACCGAACAAGGTAGCGTCTTAACCGTACCGTCGTAGCTGTAGAACTTATCTGTACCCATCCAATAGGCAATGTTGCCTGAGTAAACCGCTGCGTTAGTACTGGCTATCGTAATGTTGTCGCCTAGTAATTGCGCACCCCACACCTCTGGAGCACCTAGATACTGCAAGCCGTAGAGGGCCGTATCGGTCCAAATCAGTACTTCCTGACGCGCTTGTATAGCAGTTACGATCTCACTACCACGTGACAGGCGTAGGCTACCGGCTTGGTTAGTAGCCGCAGGCGTCCAGTTAGCTACATCTTCTTGGTCAGACCAACGGATAAGCATGGGGTCCAGCGTGCTAGTACCCAAATCGTTTGCGCCAAAGCAGAATGCAAACCGAAAGATATCAGACACAAACGCCTTGTTGACTATAGTAGGAACGTCCGACGCACCGCCTAACGAGGTAACATACACAGCACGGGTAGTTAAGTTATTGCTCGCATCCCAGTAGAAAAGCTCGCCGCCTCGATAGGTAAAGAACAAGTCTTCGCCAAAGTTAGCCTGACTCCAAAGCCGTATGGGAGCAAGTGTAGAACCGCTGTTACCCCATGTATTCGCCCCCCAAGTACCCGCACTCCACCCAGTAAAAGGCACTGCAATCTCGTTGCCCGTGTTGATTTGGTATGCCGCAGTAACAGTGCCACCGCCCGTAGCGGTAGAAGAAGCGGTAGTCTCAGCGGTAATAGTGTAGGTGTCTTCGCTTACAAAGTTAATCTGGTACTCGTTGTTTAGGGTAAGCCCGCCAACCGCAGTTCCCCCGCTAAACGTAACAAAGTCGTTCTGGAGCGCACCGTGGGCAACATCAGTAACAAGAACCGTTGCAGAGCCTGAAGTAGTGGTAAACGGGTTAGTCAGAGTAGCCGTGGCACGGATGGGGGTAATGTCGAAGTACGCTCCACCGCGCTCGATGTAGTACTTGAGGTTAGTACCTACAGATACAAGATTTTGTTGTTGTAAAGTGGTCCAATTAAGCATGGACCGGCAGATGCCAAGGAAAGTAGCACTGGACAAACGCACCCACCCGCCAATCTTCTGAGGCATACCCCGTCTGAACCGCACTTTGTTGGTCTCGTACCAACCGCCTTCGGCTGCGTAGCGCGTATTCTCGCGGTCAACTCCGGGCTTAAACTGTAGTTTCTGTAACGGCATTTTCTAACCTCATAGCGCATATTCGCCACTGGCGATCATATCTGCTAGCTCCAAAGCACGGCCACCCACTTGCTTGGCCCATTTACTGTCTAAGAATTCGGTGCTGGCTTCTTTGTATTTAGCTGCTTCCATCGCAGCCAATGCGCGTCGAAAACCACGCAAACGCGTAGCTCCGAGGTTAAAACTGATGTCAATCATAGCATCTTTTCTGACATCATCAAGATCGTTGAACCACGGATATTCTGAGGCCAACTCTTTGATTACTCTTGCAATATCGTTTTCAAGAAGCATGTCAACTTCTTCGTCAGACAAGCCTATTCCGCCATTGGGGTCAATATTGCGTCCAATACCCATCGTCCAGTACCCGGCTGAGCATTTGTAAGCTACATGCCTGCCGTTGGTGACTACTTCACCCTCGTGACGCTTTAACATCTCAAGAAGCTTTTTCATTTTATTTTTTTCCATTGCTGCCGCCGAAGAAATAAGCAGATATGCCTGAAACAAGTCCACCTAAATAACCTAGGATTAGGTTAACTACTCCGTCATCGTTAGCATCAGGCGGCTGTATTGTGACCATGAAGACGTATCCGAGAAAACCGATTAGCGCAACCATAGCAAATATCTTTGGAACAGGATCATCGCCAAAGGTTTTTCGTGCGTCCTTCCTGTCGTCAACTTCGGTCTTAAAAGACTCTAAATCGATTTCCATCTCTCTAATTTTGGTCTTGAAGTCTTGATCCGCTTCTCTTACCAATACAGCTTTTTCAGGCTGTGTCTCTAAAATTTCTTCTATTTTCTCGGCACTTGCTTCCGGCACACCCATCTTGGACGCCACCATTTTGACCGCCATTCCGGCGAGGGGGCCGCCCGCAGCTTCAGCAACAGTGGGTGCTAGGGACTTAAGTAGCTTACCAATTTTAATCATGCGTCAGAGTTTTCTTTTTCGACAATAGCGTCAATTGTGTCACAAACATCCGGTACGACTACGCCCGTAGTAGCAGACAGTGCGCCTCGTCCTACGGCTCGCATGCCTTTATATAGACCGGAGCAATAAACTTCTTTGTTTGCTTTGACTTGCTCTACCGTAGTGCAGGAAACCATAAGCAGGGCTACACTAAATATTAACGCCAGTTTTGCCATTTTTCTGGTCCTCTAAGAATTGGGTTAGTCGTTCTTTGTAACCTTCCATAAAGTGGTCTGAGATGCGGTCTTTTATACCCCGATCCTTCTTGCGAAGGTATGAAGAGGGGTTGATATAGTCCACGCCGCCATTTGAGAAGTACAGCATATCTTGAGACTTGCTAGGGCCGTAACAAAGACGGGGAATCCTAGCCACAGCATCGCTGCCGTTAACACAAGAAATTTGAGTATCAAGAGTCATTGGCTTTTTGAAGCCCTTAAAGAAGGTATTAGGCTTTCCAAAGGTAACTAAATTTATGTTGTCGTGCTTACCGTTTAACTTAGCTGCCGACAGTTCTGCCAAGGCCCCACCTAAACTATGCCCGCAGATTAGGGTGCGTTTTTTGGGGTCTATGTGTTTTTCAACTTCTTTCCAAACAGAAGCGTGAGCCGCAACAAACCCACCGTGGCATAGTCTGCCCGCGTATGGCACGGGGACTACGAGCGCATCCGTCAGCCAATCCCGCCCCTGCTGTGTGCCTCTGAAAGCTATGATGTCTATGGACTTTCGTTTTGCTACATATACAGTAGTCGATGTCCATTTACTTTCAATTTTGATGGCGTCTTTATTCTTTTCTTTGTAGGCATTCATTGCCCAACTTACAGCCATATTTAACAAAACGGGGTCGAGTTTCATTTGTCAGCCTTGCCTTCTAAACGCTTAAATATCGCGCCAAGCATTTCTTTGATTTCGCGGATGTCTTCACGGTAATCGTCTTTAGCCACGTATTTTTCCGGTATCTGCTTCATGTCGGCATCGATGCGGTCAAGAAGAACAAAAACGCGGTTGACTAGCCACCCACCGCCGAAACTTACGATTGCCAGAAAGATGTTAAACCCTGTTTGAAATTCAATCATTTTATTACCACACTAATAATCAGCATCGCTGAAACAAAAAGAGCTGAAAAAGTGAGTACAATCGCCACAATATCAATAATCGCAGCTCTAGTTTCTGCTTTTTCTTTAGCTTGGGCGATACGCCTATTTCGTATCTTTGTTCTTTCACGAAGCATGTCGTGCCAAAGATTTGCGTTGCCCGTCCAGTAAAATAAATCTTTTAGTTCTTTCTCCAGTTCTTGAGCCTTTTTCTTTTGTAGTGTTATCTCAAGAGCCTGACTCTCAATAGACTTACCACCAAACAGTTTTTCTATTTTGCTCGGGTTAGTGGCCTTTTGTTCTAGTACACTGACCTCTTCCCGCGCATCCCAGAACTTACTCAAAGCTCTGGTCATATCGCCTAATTCGCGGCCTTCATTGACCGCTGTCTTCATGAAGCGGTAAGCAGAGGCGCACATCTGTACTGCTGCTACTATCTCTGCTGCCATCAGTAAATCCTTATCCCATCTTGCTTTGGGTCTACTAAAAGCGGCTTACAGTAAGCTGAAATCGGACTAGATGTGCTAGGTGTTGTACGTCTTTGCAGTCTGTTTGCAAAATAATTACAGCGATTTAAGTCGTAAAAGCACATCGCCTGATCACAAGTTTCAGACGCTTGATCACCTCCTATAATCAGAACCA